CCAGCAACTTGTAATTTGCGAATATCATTGTAACTCATTCGTACCATATGTGTTACTCGCTCTGCTGTTCTAATATCGGAAGCAGAATACGGGACAATCATATCCTCAGCAGGTACAAACTTAGATACTGCCCTTTGTTTCGTAGGATCAAAGTAAACTTTTTTAAATGTAGAACCGGTAAGTGGCAAATAAAATAACATTTGATCTGTGTCTTGGTCATACTCTTCCATGACTTCAGTTACTTGATAGTTCATAAAGTCTTTTATTCTTTGTGCTTGATCTTCTGTTTCTTTTGTCGGAGAACCCAATATCTGTGCTTTTACAGGTCCACCACTAGGTAACATTTCTTTGTACGCTTGTGATTGAAACTGTGTTGTGGCTTCAGATAACAACGGGTGTGTTACACCACTTGCTCCCATAAAAGGATCACTTCTGTCTTCATAATTAATACCAAGAAGTCCTAGTCCTTTGGCAATCGCCTCTTCCCAATCTTGTCTAGACTCCAAATCTTCTTTTACTTTAGCTTGTAGTTCAGACGCAATGGAAGCTAATTCACCCTCTTCTAAAACTTCTGCAAGATTAGCATCATGATTATACGGCTCTGCCATGATTTCCATCTGCTCACCAGTATCTAACTCGATACCTTCTGGTAACACTGGTGCTGTATCATCTAACTGAATTTGCAAACTATCTTCTTCTGCCGTGAATCCCGGTCCACCCGCACCTATTTCTTTTTCAACCATAGGAGCTATTTGTCGTTCTTCTGCCATTATGCTACCTTTCTAAATTTATTAAATATACCACCTTTTTTGAATCTTGGTATCTTTAAATCAGAATCTATCTTTGTTAAATCTATAACTCTAAAATGATCTGCATCATTTACAAAATCTGGACTATTACGATCATATGAACCTGAACCCATTCTTAGTATTCGTGAGGATGTTGGTGAAACCTTAGAGGATGAGCTATATACATTCGGTGTAGTGAAATATGCACTGCCGTAATGTTTCTTCAAAATATCGCCTAGCTCTTTATCACCCGCAGCAAACTTATATCTTGCAGAATTGCCAGAACCACGAGCACTCGCATAATCAGCTAACTTTGGAAAAATAACATATCGTTTTCCATCTTTTTTAGCATCACTTATTGATTTATGAACCATCATATCCAAACCTTGTTGTGAGTTTTGTATCGGTGGATTTTTTTGAAATTGAAAACTTTGATTTGAATCAGCATGTAACATTGCTTCTTTTAATGAGTTTTTTAAACTATCTGGAACTTTGTCACCTAATTGGTTTACTAGGTTTTGTATAGCACCTCTTTGTAAAAATGGTCGTAAAGCAATTTTATTTTGACTCAACTTAGCTTGTCCTTCTCTAAGTCTATTGGCTAGTATAGCTCTTTCTCCATCTAAACTTTTAAGTTTGTCTTGATGAGCCATACTATCTATAATTGCATTATTATAATTTCCAAAAACATTTGCATGTGCATTAAGAACAAGATCTTTTTTTAGTTCATTTCTCAATGAATCTGGATTTGTTGTAAAAGGTTTAATATTCAATTTTCCTTTTTCTGGTGAAACAAATTTAGAAAGTATGTTTTGAGAAGAAGGAGGCGTGTATTCAAAATCAGCTACGTTTGTTGATCCAAAACCTTCTGTTGTTTTTCTGTATAATGATTGACCTGATTTTATTGGTATTCTTTTTGTCGTGTTTATATATTTATCAACTGTTTCATTAACTATTTTTTCAATAACTTTAGAACCTTTACCAGACGAACCATACTGTACTTCAAAGTCTGCTTGAAAGTCTTGATATATTTTTTTATAATCATCTGATTTATCATTATAAGACCCAGGTTTATCCTTTGCTACCTTAAGTCTTTGAGCTAATTCTTTTATATTATCTTCACCTGCTATTCTTCTAAGCTCATTACTATTAACCAAGTTTTTTACTACTTGAGATTTTATATAATTTTGTTCTAAAAACAGACCGTGATTTCTATAAGCGTCTTTAAAAAACTTAGAAATATTTTGAGGGGTTTTAAAATAATTTGGATTATCTAAAACTTTCATTTGAACATATTTTTCATAAGTTAAATTATTTAATATTGGTGCTAGTCTTCCTTTATCTTTACCTAATCTGCTACTAATACTGTCTGCTGCAAAATTAGTGTTAAACTGTTCAACGTCTATTTTTCCATCATTGACTAATTTTTCTACCGTTCTGAAATGATCTAAAACCATGTCACTATCTTTGATTGAATCATTACCAGACTTTAAAAATACATTTAGAGGATTGTCTTGAAGTGTATCGCCACCAAACTCGAATCTCTCGTTTATCTTATCCATTGCTTGTTTTTGAAACGCTTGAACTTGATTTCCAGTTAAACTTGATTTGAAGCCAATGCCTGTTTTTAATAGTGCACTTTGCACATCATCGTCTTTAACTCTACCAGACATAAATTTTTTAATTAAATAAGGTACATTATTTTGCATTAAATTAACGGCTTCGACATCATCTCTTATTGCTAAACTAGGATTAAATGTACTATCACCAACCAAAAAAAGTTCTTGATTAGCACCAGGGTTAGCCACATCTTCATCAAAAAAATTGTCTATCGCTGTCTTATTGTATTGTTGTGATTCACTTAATGACCTAAATTTCTCTAGATCATTATCAACTTGAAATACTTGTTTTTTCAAAGGATCTATAGAGTTATCTAGTGTTCCTATATTAACCATGATACGGTCAATTTCATTGTTTATTTCTTTTCCTTCATCTTGAAGTTTTACTTTTTTTTCACTAAAAGTTGAAATACCAAGTTTCTTTTCTTTATCTATCTTAAGAACTTGATTAACATCCATTAACTTTGAATTTAAAACAATGTCGTTTTTTCTATCTAATATTTTATTTAAATTAGTTATGTTGTTTTTTCTTTTGGTTTTTTCTGAAACAAAATAATTCTCAAACTGTTTAAGTTCAGCTTGAGTTATTGTACCATTTTGAGCATCAATGTTTTTTTGTGCCATTTCGTTATCAAGAACGTCTATAATATCTTTTTGTTTCTGTATATTTTTTTGAACATCCGCCGTTTTCGCTGGTGAGTCTTGAACCATCTTTCTTGATTTAGTCATGCCTTGATTGTTTTGAAACTCATTGAAAAATCTAGCGTCTTCTAATTCTGGTGCATTGGGACCTAACTCAAAACCCATAAAACCATCAACTGATCTAGTGTGAGCAAAATAACCACCATCAACGGCATTACCAAATCCGTGTTCACTATATGACTGTGTTAGTTTTTTTAAACTATCTGTATCACCAGTTGATTTAAAAAAGTCTTCTAATTTTTTTAACTCTTGTTTGACAACTTGTGTCTCACCAAGTTTGTCGATACTTGATCCAACAATCTCATTACCTCTAGCACCTGTTCCAAAGATTGTATGAACAACATCATAAACAGCATCACCTCCAGGATCTATTCTTTGTTGGCTTAGATTACCCATACCCATTAGGGTTTTTCTTTTTCTGTCTGCAAGTTCATCTCCACGAGCTTGTAAAGCAGCTATCTCTTCCGTTGTCATATTAGGCGTTGCCATTTTGTTCATTATATCTTGAGATTCTGCTTCAATAGCTTGTATGTCAGATTCTCTATAAACCCTAGACTCTATTTCTGGTGTAAACTGTGATGCAATATTATATAACTTTTCTTTACCGCCATCTGCTTCAAATTTCTCTTTTGGGTTTAGCTCCAAGTAACGTATTAAACCAGTTTCTTCTGCTTCTTTATATAGTCTATTGCTAGTGCCATCTTTCAATGTCTTAAATTTTTCTAAAATCTGTGCGCCTGTCATAGGAAACTCTATGCCCTCAACACGAGTAGTTACCCCGTCTTGATACATTATGTTACCAAACTCGTCTTTCTTTGGTCTTTGTCCCTTTTTACCTTTTTTAGTGGTAAAATTCTCTAATATAGGCATCCTTGTTTGTCTTAATTGCTGAAGCTCACCTTGACCCGTGCCAATATTCTCTATCTCTTGAAGTAAGTTAGAAAAGAAAACTCCGTCTTTACTTAGCTGTGCTGAAGTATTTACATCTTTTTTTAAATAATCATCTTCAAAAACTTGTACTCTTTCTGGCTCTCGTGGTGCAGCAGGTACATTATCGGTGGTCATCATCAACGTCTCAGCAGTTGTCGGTGGTGGTAATTTACTTGCACCAGCTCCTGCCATAGCAAATTGTGGACCTCCAAAGCCACCACTAGAAGGTGGTCTGTTTTTTAATTTAGCTGCTAATCTTGCCGAGGCTATTGCTTTAGTTAACAATGCACCAGGAGCCACCAATCGACCAAAACTTTCTATTCCCCCTTCGGTGTCTTGTCCAAGATTTTCAAACGAAAATTCTGGAAAATCTTTACCCATAAATCTCTTAGCAAGAGCTTCAGAACCAAAACGATCTATCAAACTTTGTATACCTTGAGGAGTCTGTCCGTATCTTACATCATAGTAA